GAGATACACCATCTTGTTTTAATGGAATGACTGTATATACTCATTCAGCTATAAAAACAGAATTAGCAAATTCGGATTGGGTAAGTGAGGATTAATCTTGGAAGAACAAGTGTCCAATTATATTACTGGCCAAGTTTGGTGGCTGAGTGGATTGGCTGTTTTATTCTTGATTCGCAATTTAATAGAATCAGCAATTCAGGGTGCATTAGTTTATATAGGGAAAGATTATAATGCAGATGATGTTGTGTTTTTGGATGGAATTCCATCGCGTATAGTGCGTGTTGGACTCTACAAGTCAGTCTTCTTTGTTTATGACGTTAAAAATGATTTATACACTGGAAAAGCATATGTCAGTGGAGGTAGTAAGAGAGTGATACAGAATTCAGTATTAGCTACTGCAAAAATAGACAAGCCTTTAGAGAATATTGATCTTTCTATATATGACAGACCAATGAAAGATCCTAACTGTAGAAGAAATGGGAGAGAGAATGTTTAACACTCTTGCGTATGATTACGCTATTACTCTTTTAAGAGATTTTGTTAAAGATAAAGGCTTTATTGAGGTCCCAGCGCAGTCTAGACTAAATATTATGAGTGCATGTGAAGACCCTAGTACTGTGGCTACTTTTGAAATAGGTGGTGAAGTAATGCCTATGATACAGTCTTCTCAGATGACGCTAGAACATGAGATACTACAGAATCAAGATTATAAGGGTGTGTACTGCATGAGTACAAGTTATCGTGATGAGCCAAATATTATTGAGGGTAGACATTGTTTAACTTTTCCACTGTTTGAAATCGAGTCATTTGGCGGTATGGAAGATATGATAAAATTTCAAGCAGAATTATTAGATTATCTAGGATTTAGAATTCCTAGTGAGGTGATGTACGACCATGTATGTGATGAATATGGTATTAAGATAATTGAATCTGAGCATGAAGAAAAAATGCAAAAAGATTATGGAGATGTGATTTCACTACAATACTTCCCTGAAAGAGCAAATCCATTTTTCAACATGAATCATCACAGAGACGATTTATATGAGAAAGTAGATGTTATTTTAGCTGGACAAGAGACAATAGGGTCAGCTAGTAGATCATGTGATAGACAGATGATGTACGATAATTTTATGTCTATATCTAATGGTGAATATTCACAGAAGTTATTTGATCTATTTGATAAAGAAAGAGTTATGCAAGAGTTAAATACTTACCTTTCTTTAGACTTTGTCCCAAGATATGGTATGGGGATTGGTGTAACAAGATTATGCAGAGCATTAAAGGAGTGCGAGATTTATGGATAGTTTAAGAGTAACGGGGCAAAGCGTTGCCTCAATGGGATTATTATATTTTGAGATTATACCTTGGGTGCTGGCGGTATGTGTCGGTGTATTACAGATTGTGTATTTAATAAAAAAAATAAGGGAGAAATAATGAGTTCTTTGTTAGCATTAATGTTAAAAACATTATTCACTGAGAAAATGATAAAAAAATTAATCATTATTCTTGGGGAATATTTAGTGAAATCTTCAAAAAACAAACTGGATGACAAAGTATGGGATATGGTAAAAGCGAAACTGTTGAATTAATGAATCTTATTGAGTCTATCAAGAAACATGAAGGCTTTCGAGGTAAAGTCTATAAATGTACTGAAGGATATGACACTATTGGCTATGGCTTTGCGATAAAGGATTTAGTATTATCTGAAGATATAGCAAGTATCATACTTCAGCGCAAGGTAGAGTCATTAGTCAGAAGTATAGAATTTAAGTTTGGCTGGTTTGAAGATTTACCCTTGTTAGCGCAAGAATTTGTTATCGAGGTATGTTTTCAACTTGGAGTGACTGGATTCTCTAAGTTCAAAAAGACTATAGAGCATTTAAAAAATGAAGAATGGGAGTTAGCTGCCGAGGAATGCTTAGATAGTAAATGGGCAAAACAAACACCAAACAGAGCAAAGGCTCTCAGCAATAAATTGAGGATAGTATGAGTAGATATACAGCATTTTGCAATAACAACACAGATTTACAAGGGGTACTGGCTAATATTAATGATTATGATAGAAAAAGAGTCTTACCACCTAATTGGACTAATACAACTTTAGCTGGAGTCAGCGCATCTAATGTATACTATATATATAATTCAGGATATGTATCACAATTATATATGGATGGTGCAGAAATGACAGCAGTGACTGATACTCCAAATGCGAACAATGAATTTTCATACACTGCTGCAACAGATTTATTAACAATATATAAAACTAGTACATCAGCTACTACATTGAATTCTGCGATATTTGAGGCTGGTCAAGACTGGGATAGTCTGAAAACTACAGTCTGTAAAGAGCAAGCTGATAGAATACGTTCTTTTATTAATAGACCAATCTATAAAAGAAACAACAGTACATATAAAGGTGCATCAGATAGAGATTACGATTGGATCTTAATTAGGATTAATGCGATTTTAGCAGTGTCGGACTTAGTGCGATCAGGAGGAGATATAGAGGCTGCTGATGAGATAGAATCCATGGCTACCAACGAAGATGGTAGTGGATTAATGGATAAACTACAGCGTAGAGAATATTGTCTGTGGAATGAAACTGCTTGGAGAACAGAAAATGGAGTCATTCAAGAAGTCAGTGTGAATGGTAGTAGCACTGGATATATTGAAGATATCAAACTTCATGGTCCACCGGGAGTAGACTACGATGAGGTAAAAGTAATAATATCTCAAGCTGGTACATTTGCGGCTGGTAGTGCATCTACTGTGAAATACGATGTATTTGTAAAAAACAGTACTGGATTAAAAACAAGTAAAGTCGTGAGCAGTGAAGTCGTCAATGGAGACTATCAGGAATTAGCCTATGGTGCGCAAATACGATTTCAAACTGGAGTGTATACAAGCAATGACGAGTGGGCAATAATATTCCAAAGTGATGAATTACCAATTGGTAGTATTAAATCAGGTCAGATATATAGATAATGGCTATTACCTATGAAAATGTCGTCTATGACAGAGTAATTGAGAGCCTTTATGCGTTATTAGGCAATGAATTTGGCATCCCTATTAGATTTGATGAACATAAAGGGAATCAAAGTTTTTTGATTACTCTTGGTGAAGACGAGTTAGTTAATTACAATAGTGATGGTCAAACAAGAATATACTCTATCGCTATTAGTTATGAAGTTGTATCAGGCGGTGAATATAATAAAAATCATATTAAACAAGTAAGTAAGACAGCAGAAAGAGTGAAGCGATTAATACAAAATAACACAGCTTATTCCCCATCAGATGTATATAAATGGCACGATGGAAGAATTGAAGGAATCACATACTCTAGGGTAGATGATGCGTTACACGCTGCGCTTAACTTTACTTGTACAGTTACAGAGGTGAATTAATGAGATATAAAGCAACTGAAAAATTTCAAGAATTAGATACATCTAATGCATATCAAGGATTAACAAAAGATGAATACTATCAACTTTTAAATGGTGATACTGTCGCTCTGAAGATCGTACCTAAAAATCTTATCATTGGAGAGTTTATCACTAAAGCAAAGAAAATTAAGGAGAAAGCGTAATGGCATTAACAACAGTACATTCAGGAAAGGAAGCGAGATTATTTATTGCTCAAGAAACTGCATTTGGATCACCTAAATCAGATGCAACTGCATGGGCATCAGGAAATGCAGATGGAGTGATAGCGTTGCAGTTAGTTGGAGATCCATCTCCTGTAGATGTAGCAGGAGTTATTCGAGATAGTTCTATTAGGGCGCATGGACAGCGTGTCAAAAAGCATACAGATATTTTTATCTCAAGAGATGGTGCAGTATTTACAATGCCCTTTGAAGTTATTCCTACATTAGATGATATTGATTTTCTAATTTATACTGTTATGCAAGATATAGAAAGTGAGTCTGATAGTGGAACATGTGAAAGAATATTTACCATTGACAGGGACACAACTCAGCCTGACTTTGGTGCTAATGGTGGTAAATTTCTTACAATCACCTTAGATGATCCACTTGCAAGTGAGAACGATCAATTAACATCCGCAATTATTTCTGAATTAACATTAAGTTCTGATCCTGGGACAAATGGTGGTAGATTGACCGCATCAGGTACATTCTTCAGTGGGTTTGATTATAGCCATGATAATAATCTTGCTCCAGCAGCAGATATAGTTCCTGATACTCACTATTTTAATCATTCTTTATTACAGACTAAAACTATCGGAGGTACGGCTGTCGTAGTAAACTCATGGTCTTTAACGATTGCAAACAACGCCCAGCGAGTAGGGTCTAATGGATCAGGAGATGCTCAAAGTTATGCCATTGGTGTCCCTGAGTATGCTATCACAGGTGAGATTAATGTCAAGTATGATAGTGTTACAAAAGATATGTTAGATACATTTCTTGCTGGAACAGATACTCTAATAGTTCTAAATTATGGATCTGCAAGTTCAGAGGGATTTTTACAATTTACTATCAATGCATCATTTACAGGACATACTAAGAATTTTGGCGGAGATGCTGGAATGTTTTTAACTATACCTTTTGAGGCTGTTGATGATGGAACGAATGATGCCCTAAAGATAGAAATGGATAATAGTTTAAATAGAGCGTGGTTATAATAAATGGTAGTTAAAACTGCACATGGTGACTTCACTGTAAAAGACATCACATTTAAAGATAGAAGACATCTTCATAGATTAGAAATAAAAGCCATAAAAAAAGATGGCGAAATGGATATGGAAAAATATTACGATGTTTTAGAATGGGTAATGGATTTTGCATGGGATAGTCCTGAAGAGGCTTTAGTCGAATTAACTGATAATCAGTGTGACGAAGTATTAGCTGCTGTATATTCAGCGTACAAAGAGCCTTCTAAAAAAAAGTCTTAATCACACGCCTGATGGTGTGGTATAGTTTTTTCGGCAATGAAGAATCTGCATTCCCTGATACTTTTCCCTATACTGCACAATCTCCCACTCTGTATAAAAAGATTTCATTCACTGAAGATGAATTATGGAAAGAAGTCGATAGAATCTTAAAGGAAAATGAACGCAATAGCTATACAATCGGACAAGCACTGTGGTATAATCTTTCTATGTGTGCAAATATGAATTATTTCTTTGATCCTGAAATTAATTTCTCACTCCAAGAATATAATATGAGTAAGCAATTTAATATTCCTATCGCTAAAAGTACTGATGACTTAGACTATCACAAAATGGTCGTCTTTTCTGCAATAGATGAAGAAGTAATGGCATGTCAAAATAGAAAACAAGAAGATGGCAAATAGATTTATAATAGAAATACGCACTAAGGGCTTTAAAGGTGCTGAGAAGGATCTTGATAAGATCAAGAAGAAGACGGATGAGTACAGTGAAGCTGGGAAAAAGATGCGTCTTACTACACAGGGAATGCGTAAATCAATAGGTATTCTCAGAAATAATCTTTTACTTGTCACATTCGCATTCGGCGGACTTATGGCTGCGGTCAATAAAACAG